GAACAGGAACATCCTTCAAACAAGCACTTTACTTTATGGAGTTAGGATTAAACCTATATGACCATTTGATTTGGCAAAAGACAGGAACACCATTCCCATCTAATGTAAGGTATAGAAATGTATGGGAAAATATGTTTGTATTCTCTAAAGGAAAACCTAAACACTTTAATCCAATATTAAGAAAGAATGTAACGGGTGGTGATAGTAGGAATAAGAGAAGAGAAAGAAATAAGGATGGGGAGTTGGTAATGCAAGAAAGAAGAGTAGAGGTAAAAGAATGGGGTATAGAAAACAATGTGTGGTATATATCCAATCACTTTAAGAAAACAGATAAGAAGAGAATAGAAAACCATCCAGCAATAATGCCAGAAGAGTTAGTAAGAAGACATATACAAAGTTGGTGTAAAGAAGGTGATATAGTATATGACCCATTTAGTGGTAGTGGAACAACTTGTAAGGTTGCATTAGAAATGAATAGAAACTATATCGGTAGTGAGATTAATCCAGAGTATTACAATGCTAGTATAGAGATACTAAACCAAACAAATAAGAAGAACAAATACACAGAGTTCTTTGATTAACTAAAATAAAATAAGATGAAACCCTTAATAATAATACGATTTTCAAAAGATACAGAAGCAGATGCAATGATTGATATCAATGAGTATATAAATAAACATCCTGCAAAAGATGATTATCATTTCTTTATAATGACAGACCCCGAATGGAATGGACCTGTTGATTTCCAATACTTTAATGGAGATTCATACCAATACAATGTAAATTAATATATACATATATATGAATACATCAACTACGAATCTAATGCAATTTGTTAAAGTAACATAGAATAACGAAGATTATGCCATTCGAAAAAGGAAACAAACTATCTAAGGGTAGACCGGCAGGAGTTCCAAACAGAACTACCGAACAAGCAAAACTAACTATTCAACGTGCAGTTAATGGTATCTTAGATACTATGCAAAAAGATTTGCAAGATATAAAGAAGAAAGACCCTGTCCGTGCAATGGAACTTGCGATTAAGTTATTAGAGTTTTCAGTTCCTAAATTGAAATCTATTGATATGAACGCAACAATGGAGATAGACCAAAGGATACATCAAATCACGGTCAACATAAACAAATCAGATTCGGATGGAAGTAATTCTTAATACTACTATTACATTTGAGAATCTAATGAACTCTACCTCAAGAGTGACACAACACATTGGAGGAACACGTTCAGGTAAGACATACGCAATATTGCAATATCTTATCGTAGAGGGATTAAAAACAAAAAAGGATATCACCATAGTAAGAAAGACAGTTCCTTCGTTAAAACGAACCGTAATGAAGGATTTTAAGGATATCTTAACTGATATCGGCATCTATGTTGAATCCGATTTCAATACATCAGATAGAATCTACAAATTTAATAATGGAACTAATTTTCTTTTTCTTAATACGGATGATAGTGAGAAACTAAGAGGTGTTAAATCTGATATACTTTTTATAGATGAAAGTTCAGAGGTGGATGAGGAATCTTATTTCCAATTGGCTATTAGAACCACAGGACAAATTATCTTAGCATTCAACCCAACTATCTCACCTTATCATTGGTTAAGACAGATGCAAGATTGCCAAAGATTCACTACTACCTTTAGAGATAACCCTTACCTACCAAAAGAAATGGTAAAGGCAATTGAAGATTTACAATTCACTAATGAGAAGAAGTGGTTGATATATGGTAAAGGTGAATATGCTCCGAATGATAAAGCAATCTATCAATTTGAAATAGTAGATAACATTGAAGGTGATTTTGTTGCAGTTGGTTTAGACTGGGGATTCTCACAAGACCCTACTGCAGTAGTTTCGGTATTCCGTAATGGTGATAGTATCTACTTAGATGAATTGGTTTACGATAAGGGAATGGTAATGAATGATATTATCAAAAGGTTAAAGGATGAAGGTATAGAAAGAGAAGAGATATGGTGTGATTCATCCGAACCTCGTTCTGTTGAAGAGTTGTATAGAGCAGGATTCAATGCTAAACCCGTCAAAAAGGGACCTGATTCTATTAAGTTTGGTATATCAGTCATGCAGAACTACCAAATCAAAGTAACTAAACGTTCACAGAATTTAATTAATGAGATATACTCCTATCAGTATTCAACCGATAAACATGGATATGTGACAGATATACCAGAAGATGGATTAGATCACTTATTAGATGCGTGTAGATACGTTGCAATGATGAGATTATCGATTAAACAACAAAACAAAGGTAAATATACCCTATCAATAAGATAATATGAAATACACAGAAGAACAAATAGAAGCACTTGCTTGGAAGATACATAAACTACAAGAAGAGATTGCTCAGTTAAAGTATGAAAGGATTATCTATGATTCTAAGATACAGATAGAGAGAGGTAAGAACATAGAACTAACTGCAATGGTAGGACATCTATCTAAACAATTAAGAACCCAACAAGGTAAATACAATATAATATCAATCGATTATGACAAAGAAGACTAAAAAAGTAGAAGTAGATATAGTAGTTCCAAATGATTATTCTGCTATTACCCTAAGACAATACCTAAACTTACAAAAGGATATTGAAACTTATCAAGGAGATGAAGATGCAACTAATGCTGCACTCTTCTATCATATATGTGGTATTGACCCGAGAGTATTGCAACAATTGGATACGGATGTGTTTACAAAAGTAAAATCACAATTGTATTCATTCTTAGGCAATATTAACTTTCTATTAAAGAGAACTATTACAATCGAAGGTGTAAAGTATGGATTCGAACCTAACTTATCTAAGATGGCGTATGGTGCGTATTTAGATTTAACAAAGTTTCCTACTATGGGGATAGATGAACATTGGCCAAAGATACTTTCTATCTTATATAGACCGATAGAAAAGGAAATGGGTGGTTTATATACCATTTCAGATTATAAGGGATGGAAAGAATGGGAAACTCAAAAATGGTTAGATGTGGATATGGAATTTCACTTTGGTTGTTTTTTTTTCTTCAATCGTTTACAGAAGGACTTAAGCCTAGGTATCCTGAACTCTTTGAAGAAGGAGACGGGGATGCCACCCAACATCAAATCAATTTTGGACAAAAGTGGGGAGGCTATCAATCAATTGCACTTATTGCAGGGGAAGACCTTTTAAAGTTTGATGAGGTTATTAACAAACCATTAGAAGAATGTTTATTGTTTCTTGCGTATCTAAGTGATAAACAAACCCTACAAAATATACTACATAAACAGGCAATGGCCAAAATAAATTAGATTTCGATTGTTAAAGTAGGAAAGAATAATTCATGTCCGTATCACGTTTACTTAGAAAATACAAAGACACAGGAATTTATATCGGTCCCACGTTAGGTTTATCCTCACCGAAGAACGATAAAAGAGCGTGTTTATGTTTAGATAAAAACACTTACTCACGTAAGTGTTGTAATGGATTACTTATACAACAAGGTATAGGTAAAATTCAATCACCTGCATTAAGAGTAGGTGGATTCTCTAACGGATTCTCTAACGGATTTGATATTTAAAAAAACTACATAACATGGCCCAATTAACTAAACAAGCACTGACAGTTGAGAACAACCAATCGTTTCCAAACAACAACGCGGGTGCAATTACTCCAGCAATATTAAGAGAGTTTAATCAAGATATTATTGATTCAACGGTAAATCAGACAGTATATACTGCAGATTCTGCATCATTTGATAGTAGAATTAATGCTATTACAGGATCAGGTGGATCAGTTAGCACAGGTTCTTTATTAACTACTGCATCATTTGATAACAATAGTAGAAATTTAACTTTTACTAAAGGAGATTCAACACAATTTAGTGTTAATATTCCTGATGTAAGTGGTAGTATCTTACCATCAGGTGTAGTATCGGGTAGTTCTCAAATCAACTATCCACAAATCTCTAATATCCCATCGGGTATTGTAAGTGGTAGTTCACAAATATTAGGTGGTAGTGGTATCCTATCATCATCAAACCAAACATTCGCAACTTATACTGGTAGTGTAGATAATTCAATCTCTGCATTGAATACCTTTTCTTCTTCACAATTGGTAAAGGATTCAACATTAGGATTATACACTGCATCTAACGATACTAAATGGAATACATTAGGTTCAATTAGTGGTAGTTTCGTTTTAGAATCAGAGACTGGTTCATTCATAACTAACTCACAGACAAGTTCAATGTCTGTAAACTTTGCAGTGACATCATCTAAGGCACAAGACCTATATGTAAACGCAAAGAACACAACTTCATTAGTAATCTCTAAAGGAGCAGTAGTAAGAATTACCGGTGCTAGTGGAGATAATCCTGAAGTTGGTTTAGCAGATTGGACAAATGATAATTTCTCAGCTAATACTATCGGTATGGCAACAGCAGATATTCCAGTTAATGGATTTGCTGATATTGTAGTTCAAGGTAGATTAATTGGATTAAACACTGCAGGATTTACCGCAGGTCAAAATATATTCTTAGGAGCGAGTGGTAGTTTTGTAGCATCAGTTCCAACACCATACCACGAAGTAAGATTAGGACAAGTTCTAAGAGCAAATACAAATAATGGTTCAATCTATCTATCAATTGATAATGGATATGAACTAACAGAATTACACGATGTTAGTATCTCAACTGCTTCATTAGCAAATAACGATTTACTTGCTTATGATTCCGCATCTCATCAATGGACAAATAAATCTATTCTAGGATTAGGTATTCCTAAGTTGGGTAGTGATAATACCTTTACAGGTAATAACTCCTTCCAGAGTATATCTGCCGTATCAGCATCTTTCCAATACGTTCAATCCGTAACGGGAAGTGCAGTAATCATCGGTGAAAGTTTCGTAGTAGTAAATAATGATACTCCAACTGCACCTTATGGTGGTTTATCAGTATATGATTCAGGTAGTGCATTACCAACTACATCTTCATTAGTATGGGATGGTAATACAAACGATTGGAAATACTCATACGATGTAGGAGCAGGTCACGATGCAGCAGTAATGTTATTCGGACCTGATGCAAATGGTTTAGCAAATACACCATATCCATCAAACAATAAATTACAAAAAGGTAATGGAGGACACCACTTATTGGATTCTTCTATCTACGATGATGGAACGACAGTATCAGTTGGTGCTAACTTAGCAGTGACTGGTAGTATAACTACTAATGGTAATCCAGTATTGGTGAATAATGATTTAGCACCTCTAAACTCATTTACTTCATCACAATTGGTAGTAAATACTAATTTGAATGCATCAACCGCATCACAACAAATCAGTATTGATAATCTTAATTTATTTACTGCATCTTATGTTCCAACTGATTTAGGGCCATTGAATGCGTTTACTTCTTCACAGATAGTAGTAAATACAAACTTAAACTTATATACTGCAAGTAATGATACTAAATGGAATACATTAGGAACACAAAGTGGTAGTTGGGATAATACTCAATTAAATTCATTTACTGCATCACAAGAAACAACTAATACACAATTACTAACTGCATCTTCTTCATTCGCAGAGAAATTCGCTACCATTGGAACTCAATCAGGTTCGTGGGGTGGTGGAACTTCTGGCGTAACTTCTATCATAGCAGGTAGTGGTATTTCAGTTGATCAATCAACTGGAGATGTAACAATTACTGCAACAGGTGGAGGTGGTGGTGCTGGATTCCCTTATACAGGTAGTGCAGCAATCACAGGATCGTTGACAGTGACAGGTAGTATGAGTGGATATGTAAATGCATTAACAATTACTGACCAAACTGCATCATTGAACTTTAACGATGGTAATTTCTTTACCTTACAATTAGTATCAGGAAGTATCACACACTTAACTGCAACTAATATTAAACCAGGTCAAGCAATTAACTTATTAGTTAAAATGGATTCGGTTGCAGGTATAACAGCATCATCAGGTAGTTTATCATTCTCACCAACATTTAAGTTTGCAGGTGGATTTGATTATACTCCAACAAAAATAACAGGCTCACAAGATTTAGTATCATTCGTAACATTTGATACAACTCAAGTATTAGCAGCACAAGTAAAAAACTTATCATAATATGTTCATACCCGTAGCAGTAGATAATATAGCATTTCCGGAAAGTTCATCACTCTCAACATTGGATTTCGTTCCAGAGAGTTTTGATGCTTTTCAAGCATATAGTAACGTTCCTACATCATCATTATACACTACTCAATCATTTCAATTGAATATTTCTGCTTTATGGAGAACTGGTATAAATGGTGATGGTAGAATATTAATGGTACCAGAAGGTGGTGGAACATCTTACATTTATAATACTAATAATGATGCAACATCATCATTGAGTATAACAGGTGGTGGAACGTTTAATAGAAACGTATTATGGGATAATGTTACTAATAGTTGGATAGTATGTGGAACTACTAACTTTGTTAAAGTAAATTGTGATACATTAGCAACAACAAACATACCAGTCCCAACTGGCCAAGTAGGAACACAATATGCAGCATGTGTGACATATGGTGGAAAATTATATGGAATACCATTTGTTAGTGTTACTGCATCAACAAAAGTAGCAATAGTTGATTTAGTTAATAACACATCAACTCTTTCAGCAAATACTATCGGTGTAACTGGTGGATTTTGGGGAGGAGTATTGACATCAGTTGGAACAATATACTTTGTAAGAGAAGCAGGTAGTGCAACTACAATATATGAATACAACCCAGAAACTGATACAGGAACTAACTTTGGTAATATGACTGGTAATACTGGTTATGGTGTAGTTAATTTACCCGATGGTAATGTCTTCATTGCACCTGTAAATACATCTACTACATTAGCTAATCAAACGTGTTATATAGTTAATCCAACAAATAAAGAAATACAAACCTTATCAAACGTTCCATTTTCATTATATAGTGGATTGTGTGTAGGACAAAGTGGTATTGTATATGGATTACGTTCACAATCAACCGGAACTGCACATGGTATATTTGGATTCAACCCAAAAACAAATACAGGATTTACTACACAATATGCGGTTCAAAGACCAACTGGAGGACAAAGAGGATTTCAGGATATGTTTTCGTTAGCAGATGGTAGATTGATTTTAATGCCGGGTGTTGCAAATAGTGGTAGATTAGTTTATTACAATTATTTAGAAAACCCAAATAATAATACCTTTCCAAATATAGGAACTGTCAATCCGATAATACCAAATGGTAGAGGATTGTAAATAAAATAAAAAAAAGTTGTCATATATATTATGACCATTGTTAATATTATAAACAAAAACAATTATTATGAACGCAAACATCGTATTAAAAAGGATAATGACATTACTTTCTATTGATGAGAAGGCTATGGAATTAACTTATGCAAGACTTGCTGATGGTACAATTGTTGAATCTCCAACATTCGATGTAGGTGAATTAGTAGAAATAGTTTCAGAAGATGGAACAAAAACTCCTGCACCAGACGGATTACATGATTTAGAATTGAAAGATACTGAAGGCAATGAAACTTACATTAAAGTAAGAACAGAAGGTGGTAAGATTGTAGAAAGAGAAAACGTAGAACTTGAAGAAGTTGAAGTTAAACCTATTCCACAAGCAGACCAAAAAGACAAAGTGAACGAAGTTCCAACAGTAGAAGGTTCAGTAACATCTGGAAC